GTAGTAGACAGGGCTATTAGCTTTATTGGCACTTTGAAACATTATACAGGCAAGCACGCTGGCAGTAACTTCATACTGGAAGGCTGGCAACAGTTTATTATAGCTAATATACTGGGATTTTACTGGAAGGGTACAGGAACTAGGAGATTCACCAGTTCATACATAGAAGTATCCAGAAAGCAAGGTAAGACTGCTTTAGCTGCCGCCTTATGTTTGTATTATCTAATTGCTGATGGTGAAGATGGTGCAGAAGTCTTGCTGGCAGCAAACAGTAAGGAACAGGCAAAGATAGCTTTTGATATGTGTTCCAAGTTTAGTAAGGGACTGGATACCAAAGGCAAATATTTGACAGCTTACAGGGCTGATATTCTGTTTAAGGCTACTAATAGTAAATTGAAGGTACTTGCTGCTGATGATAGCAAACTGGATGGATTTAATGCCAGTTTCGGTTTACTGGATGAATACCACGCTGCCAAAACAAGTAAGGTAAGGGATGTAATAAAATCCAGTATGGGTATGCGTGAGAATCCACACCTGTGTACTATTACTACTGCTGGATTCGACAAAACTTTACCTTGTTACCAATTAAGAACTGTAGCTATAGAAGTGCTGAATGAGTTAAAGTCAGATGATGAAATGTTTATTGCCATCTATTCTTTAGATGCTGATGATGATTGGAGAAGTGAAAAGAACTGGATGAAAGTTGCACCTAATTTGAATGTCACTGTTACCAGTAAATACATCAAAGGGCAAGTACAACAAGCTATTAATAATCCTTCTGATGAAGTGGGAGTACGTACCAAGACGCTTAACCAATGGTGTGACAGTGCTACAGTCTGGCTGTCTGATGAAAGTATTATAAAGTGTACACAAGCAGTAGACCTGTCAAAGTTTAGGGGATTACCCTGTTATATTGGAGTGGATTTAGCTGCTACCAGTGATTTAACTGCTGTATCTTATTTAGTCGTTGATAGTGATAAATACTATTTTAAAACTCATTACTACCTTCCTGAATCGGCACTTACAGACAAGACAGACAAGGAACTTTATAAGCTATGGAAAAGGGCTGGTTTACTTACTGTTACTGTTGGTAATGTTACTGATTATGATTACATAACTACTGATATGCTTAAATATTCAGAAGTAGTTAATATACAGGCTGTAGGATATGATAAGTATAATGCTACACAGTGGGCTATTGATTCGACAGAAAAAGGATTGCCACTTGAAGAATACGCACAGACATTAGCCAACTTCAATAAGCCTACCAGAGAGATGGAACGGCTTATATTATCTGGTAAGGCAGTAATAGACAACAATGAAATAAACAGGTATTGCTTTAGGAATGTGACTTTGAAGTCAGACCATAATGGCAACATCAAACCTAACAAACAAGTAGACAAAAAGAAGATTGATGGAACTATATCTATGATACAGGCTTTAGGTATGTATTTGCAAGTACCACACTACACAAACCAAATATTTACATTTTAATGAAATTCAATATCAATTTCAATCCATTTAAAAAGAAGGAAGCTAGACAAGAAGAACGCAGCTATAACTTTCTTTCAGATTCTCTATTTTATAATTCAGCTACTACATATTCAGAATCAAAAGCTATGTTGTTATCTGCCGTTTACAGATGCGTAGATGTGATAAGTGATTCTGTTGCACAGCTACCGTTAGAACCGTATTATGTAGATGATGAGGGCTTTAAAACCAAGTTCACCAAGCATCCTACATACTGGTTGTTGAATAGAGAACCTAACGACCAAATGAGCAGATTTACTTTTATCAAGACGCTAGTTACCAGTATACTTCTTACAGGTAACGGTTATGCTCTTATTAACAGAGATGAAAAAGGTGATGCCAAAGAACTGATATTTCTAAAGTCAGATTCAGTATCAGTCACTTTTAAAAACGGTAAGAAGATGTACAACATTACAGGAATGAACCAACTGGTAGAAGCTATCAATATGATTCATATCCTGAATTTTAGCTATGACGGAATTACAGGTATAAGTACTTTAAAACACGCCAGAAATACACTAGGGTTAACTGCCGATTCAGAAGCGCACGCAGAAGGATTTTTCAAAGGTGGTGCTAATCTGGCTGGCATTATTAAAGTGGAATCCTCATTGACGGCACAACAGAAGCAGGACATTAAAACAGCTTGGAGTAGTGCTTTTAATTCCATTACTGGTACTCCTAATGGCGTGGCTGTAATGGAAGGCAATATGACTTTTCAGCCTATTACGGTGAATCCGTCTGATGCACAATTACTGGAAACCAGACAGTTTAATGTGATTGATATTTGCAGATTCTTCGGTGTGTCACCAGTCAAGGCATTTGATTTGTCCAAGTCCAGTTATAGTACAGTAGAAGCTACTCAATTAGCTTTCTTGACTGATACGCTTTCACCACTACTGGAAAAGATAGAACTGGAATTTGAACGTAAACTATATAAGCCTTCTGAAAGGAATAATATAGATGTGCGTTTTGATACTTCAGTTCTACTTAGAGCAGATAAGGCAAGTTTGGCTAGCTACTATAATACGCTGTTCCAGATTGGTGTGATTACTCCAAATGAAATTAGGAAGAATCTGGATTTACCAGCTATTGAAAACGGTGACAAATCATTTGTACAGGTGAATGTACAGACACTAGATAATGCAGTTACTAAGCAAATAGAGAAAGACGATGAGGTATATAATTAAAGGCAATGATTTTAGCTTTACTTGGACTATAAAGGATTGCAACGGCTATGTAGATTTATCTGCTGTTACTGATTTGGAAGTGATGTATCAACATTCTACAGTTCCATCCAAGAAATATGTAGCAGATGCCAGAATAGTTGATATAGTCCTTAAAGAGAGGGAAGAAGATTTAGGGGATACTGTTCTTTATGACAGTACTTTAGTGAAAGGCATTGAGTTTGAGGTAACAGCCGAACAACAGCAGGAAATGCTTTTGGGAGACTATAATGTTATCTGTACATTTATAAAGAATGATGATAGTCACTGCTATAAAATGATTAGGGCTTATACCATAGTAGCAGATAAAGATGGTCTTAAATATTGCTGTTCTGAATCAAAGGAAAGACTGATTAAGCTAAGTCAGTTGATAAATGATATGGGATTTATCACCAGAGATGATTTGCCTACCAAAGTAAGCGAGTTGCAAAATGACTGTAATTATGTCAATATAAATAGTGTACCTACTAAACTTAGTCAATTAGTGAATGATAGAAACTTTGCTTCCAAAGATGAAGTTCCCAAATATACAACGGAGCTTTCCAATGATGCACAGTTTACCAATGTTGTAGACTTGGCAAAAAAGGTTGATAAAGAATCTGGCAAAGGATTATCTACTAATGATTATACTAATGAAGATAAAACCAAGCTTACTAATTTATCTGATTTTGATTCGACAGGTATTAATAAGGAACTAAAAGAACTGGAAGAAGCACTGGCTGCTAAAGCTGATACTAGTGAAATACCTAATTTCACGTCTGATTTAATAAATGATTCCAAGTTCGTAACAAGTTCCGATTTACTTGCTGAAAATGTAGGATATGACAGTACAACTGTGAAAGACACATTGGATTCATTGCTGTACGAAGCTATTAATATAACTTCATTTACCAGTAACGTAGAACCAGTACAGGAAATAGGAACTAACATTAACAGTATAACACTTACTTGGAAGTTAAGCCAGCCAGCAACGGAACAATTTATTAATGATGTACCTGTGACAGGCAGTTCTTTCACATTTGATACTCCATTCAACAGCAACAAATCATTCACATTAAAAGTAAATGATGGAACTACCATCAAATCTAAAACTATTGATATTAAGTTTATGAATAATATATATTACGGTGTATCATCTTCTACTACTTATGATTCCAGCTTTATTGAATCTCTTACAAAAGAACTACGGCAAGCTACAGAAATGAATTTCAGAGTAAATGCAGGCAAGGATGAATATATCTGTTTTGCATATCCTTCTCATTATGGAGAAGCCGTATTTAGTGTAGGCGGATTTGAAGGAGGATTCAGAGAAGTAGCCAAGTTTTATTACACCAATGAATCAGGATATAACGAACAATATACAGTTTACTGCTCTGATAATCCCTGTCTGGGAGATACTAGGGTAAAGGTAATATATGTATAAGGGATTACTACGATACTATGAAAGAAACACGAAATTGTAAAATTGAAAAAAGAAACGAAGATTCCAGAATTGTTGAGGGTTATGCAATAGTATTCAATTCTGAATCTAGAGATTTAGGCGGGTTTACAGAAGTTATAGAACCTACGGCATTGGAAGGAGTGCTACAACAGTCAGATATTTTGTGCCTGCTGAATCATAATGAGGACAGGGGTATTCTGGCACGCTCCAAATACGGTGCAGGCAGCCTGAAACTGGAAGTTGATTCTACAGGTCTTAAATATAGCTTTGAAGCACCTTGTACAAATCTAGGAGATGAATTGCTGGAAGGTTTAAAGAGAGGTGATATTACTACTTCATCTTTTGCTTTTACCATTGATTCTGATACTTGGACAAAGAAGGATAATGGTTCTTATATCAGGACTATCAATAAGTTCAAAGAACTGTTTGATGTATCACCTGTCTATAAAGAAGCGTATCCTGATACGAGTGTAGCACTTAGAAAGCTGGAATCATTCGATAAAGAAGATTTGACTGATTACTATATGGAGCTAAGACACAAACTACAATAATGAACACTTTAGAACTGTTAGACAAAAAGGAGCAGTTAAAGCAACGGGCAGAGGAAATAGTTTCCAAAGCAGAAAAGGAAACCAGACGGTTAAATGAAGGTGAACACGCTGAATTTAATTCTATCACCGTTGAACTGGAAGACATAGATAAGGAAATAAGAAAGATTGCAAGCGAGACAAAACTAACAAACACAAATAATACATCTATGAAAAAAGAGAAGTTTTCACTTTTAAAGGCTATTAATGACGTAGCCAATAGCAGACAACTGGACGAAAGAGCGCAAGAAGTTGTATCTGCTGGTATTGCAGAATTTAGAAAATCAGGACAGAACTACTCTGGACAAATCGTATTACCGATTGAGGAAAGAGGTGATATACAAGCAACTGTAGAAGGTGCAGGACAGGAAACTGTAGCAGAAGATAAACTGGCTCTGTTAGAACCATTGAGAGCTAATTTAGTAATGGTTAAAGCTGGTGCAAGTTATCTGTCTGGACTGGTAGGTAATGTTTCTATTCCTGCTTATTCTGGAAGTAATGTTAGCTGGGCTGGTGAGGTAGCTACTGCTACGGACGGTGCAGGTGATTTCAGTGAAGTGAATCTAGAACCAAAGAGACTTACCGCTTATGTAGACGTTTCCAAACAATTCCTGATTCAGGATTCTGCCAGTGCAGAAGAGATGCTTAAACGTGATATTGTAAATGCTATTTCGGATAAACTGGAAGCTACTATTCTAGGTAGTGCTGCTGGTTCTGCTACTATGCCTGCTGGTATCTTTAATGGTGTTACCGCTGAAACAAAG